CTGTAAGTGCAAACAATCAAACCTTATTAAATGAGTATATAGCACCAATGCTTGTCAATTGGGCATTTTATCATGTTATACCGTTTTTACGTTTCCGTGTGGAAAATGGGAACATCTATAGCAAATCATCAGAAACAGGAAATGCGTTAAGTACAGAAGAAGCACAACACCTTAGAGAAGAGATTAGAAATACTGCTGAATACTACACCGAACGTCTTATTGAATATATAAAAAATAATACAACTTTATATCCAAAATATTCTACTAATAGCGGTGCAGATATTTCACCAGATTCTAATGCTTACTATAATGGTATGAATCTTGAAAGACCTAATCAACAAGGAACAGAATTAACATTAAGAAACTTTCTAACTCCTGATTTAACATAATGAAGAAATATTATAAAGTAAAAGAAGTAAATAAAACTAAATTAAAATCTTATCTAAGAGGTAAGGATAATAATAATAAGAATGAAAGAAATACAAGACACCGCACAAGTAGCACTCGCTAATGGTACCGCAATAGGTATATCGTTAGTAGAAGCTAATGAGATATTAACCTTTATATCTTTAAGTTTAGCAATAATTTTTAGTATTTATAAATTTGTGAAATATGAAAAAAAGAAAGCTCAATAGTAACAATCCTCGTTATATTAAAAATACTGAAGAGGTTAAAACTCGTGATGTCTTTGTTCATGAAGTTAAAGGGGTTAAAGTTTACAAAGTTTACTACCTCTAATTTGGACTTAAAGTATTTCAAGCTATCAGAATTTGATAGTCCAGATGAACCTGGTTCAGGAAACAAGATGGATAAGTCGTTTCTTGAAAAGCTAGATTATGCTAGACATAATGCTGGTATAAAATTTTCTATAAATTCTGGGTATAGAAGTACAGATTGGAATCTTCATGTTAAGGGAAAATTATCTAGCAGCCATTGTAAAGGATTAGCAGCAGACATACATTGTAATAATAGTAGAGATAGAGCATTAATTATAAAATCTTTATTAGAAGTAGGTGTAACACGACTAGGTATAGCAGATACTTATATACACTGCGACGTTGATAAGTCAAAAGAGCAAGATGTATTCTGGCTTTACAAATAACTAAATTTGAATATTAACTAAATTAAATAAAATGAACGAACTACTAAAAAACTTTTTAATCGGTAAAATTTTAAAATCTAAAAAAGCATGGTACACTATAGCTGCTATTTTAGTGCAGTTATTACATGAATCATTTGGATTAAACCCTGAAGATACACAAGCTATATTACATTCTATTATAGCATTGGTTATTGGTCAAGGTATAGCTGATAGTGCAAAAAAATAATAGATATAGATTAAAGCCGCATGAGATAGCGGCACTCAAAAGAATGAGGGAAACCGAAACTAGGAACGTTCTAGTTATCGGTGACCTTCATGAGCCATTCTGTTTAGATGGTTATTTAGATTTTTGTATTGAACAATACGACACCTGGAACTGTAATGAAGTAGTATTTATTGGAGATATAGTAGATAATCATTATAGTTCTTTTCATGAAATAGATATTGAAGCTGAATATACAGGTAAGCAAGAACTAGAAGTAGCAATTAAAAGAATAGCACGTTGGTATAAATCGTTTCCAGAAGCTACAGTAGTATTGGGTAACCATGATAGAATGATTATGCGTAAAGCACAAACATCATTAATACCAAGTAAATGGATAAAATCTTATAAAGAAGTATTAGAAGTTCCTAATTGGGAATTTGTAGATAGATTAGTAATAGATGGTGTGCAATATATACATGGTGAAGCAGGAACGAGTAGAACTAAGTGTCGTGCAGATATGATGAATACAGTACAAGGACATTTACATACACAATGCTATATAGAACACTATGTAGGTCAAAATTTTAGGGTTTGGGGTATGCAAGTAGGTTGCGGTATCAATCATGATAGTTATGCTATGGCTTATGCTAAACGTGGTAAGAAGCCCTCTATTGCATGTGGAGTTGTTCTTGGTGGTACTACACCTATAAACCTTTTAATGCCCTTATAATGAAGCCCAGGCATCAATTACCGCTTATTCTAGTAGTGATGCTTATATTAATACTAGCAGCTTCTTTCATATAAACTTTCTTAACATTTAAATTGTTAATAACTTTGTAAATAAAGTTGTAAATAATTGTGTGAATAAATAAATTGTTGTATATTTGCAGTATTAATAATTATAAAAAAAAGAAAAATGAAAAATCAAACTAAAACATACGAAGTAGGAGTAGAAGTAAAAGAAAATCCTAGTAAATCAGATAAACTTACTTGGGTAGAGTACACAGTAAAAGCAACATCAGAATTTGAAGCTAGAGAAAAAGCATCAGATTTATGCGGAAAGGAATTCGGACATAACCCTTTTTCAACTGAAGTAATATAGATTAACTGACGAGCTTTTAATAAGCGAAACGCTGCGAAGCGTCTTAATCAATAAAAAGAGAATAATGAAAAAAAATCAATTTAAAGTTATCAATAGAATAACTAGGCAAGAACAGGTATTTAATTCAGAAGAATTAAAAAGATTCTTTACCGCTGAATGGTGCAAAGAAACTAAAACAGTTATTTATAAAAATAATTGGAGTGATTATGCTATAAGCACTATTAAAAAATCAGACACCTTATTTAATGTTATAATGGCAATATTTGGAACAGGATTAGTAATTTGTTTAACTAAATTAATAATGATATGGCTATAAAATATAAGAACGAAATAATTTGTCAAGAGCAATGGTTAAAAGGAGATATTTACAAAGGTGTTTCTAAATTAGATTCAGCAACAAATAGAACTTTTACAGATATACAAAATTGTGAAAGAAGCTTATTTATGGTAGGAACACCAAAACAAATAGATTTGTTATGTTGTGAAATGATAAGAAAAGACATGATTCAAATTAGAGATAGTTTTGAAAGAGAATTAAAACCAGAACATTTAGAGAAATATAAAGAGAATAATAACCAAGTAATAATATTATAACATGAATAGAGAAAAGGTAAAAGAAAAATATATAAAATATGGACTTGAAGAACAAGACGTATTTACACATCAACATTATTTAATAATAACTAGAAGCGGAATAGAGAAAATACAAGCAATAGAAAATATTAATGTTAGCTATCAACCTGTAAGAAGTGAAAAAGATTTTGCATCTGTACATTGTTTTGCTAATTTTGTAGGTGATGAAAAAATAATACAAACTTTTGGTAGTGCCTTGAAAGGTAAGACATATAAAGATGGAAACACCAATAGTTGGTATGTTATGGAAATGGCGGAGAAAAGAGCATTTTCAAGAGCAGTATTAAAGCTAACAGGAATGTATGAGTTAGGTTGTATGGGGATAGATGAATCAGAAGAATTTAAACGTAAATAGTATAGGTCGTGAAAGGGTTAGATATTAAACAAATAATAATTGAGCAGTTATGCTTTGTATTTATATCAATTCCTTTTCACCTCCTTTTTTTAATAATCAATAAATAAATAATTATGAATTTAACAGGAAAATTAATCAAGAAAAATCAAGTACAAACAGGTGTTAATGAAAAGAATAACACAGAATGGAAAAACCAAACTCTATTATTTGAGCATGTAGGAAATAGCTTTTTAAATGAATGGAATAATAAGTTCGCAGTAAAAGTAATAGAAAAGAATTTAGATAAGGTGGAAAGATTAGAAGCTGGAAATATCTATGATGTAAAAGTAAATGTATCTTCAAGAGAATTCAATGGTAAATATTATACTACTTTAAATGCCTGGAGTTTTGTAAATAAAGATTTAATGGAAGTAAACAATGATACGGAAGTAGATAAGAATGATGATTTACCATTTTAATTATGAGTGATAGAGAACAATTTATAGAGATTTGTAACCTAACTACATCAGTATTAGAATTACCAAAGGACAGTTTGTCTTTAAACCTAAGAGATAGACCATTAGCATTAGGAAGAGAAATAGCAGGATATATAGGTTTAAAACAAGGTATAGATAGAAATATAGTAGCTAAGGTATTAAACAAGCACAGAACCGCTACATATCATTATCAGCGTCACCATTCTGATTGGTTTAAGTGGTACAAGCCATATAGAGATGCTTATATTAAAGTAATGAAAGCTTTTAGGAATATTGAAGATAATAAAAAACAATTCATTGATAAAAAACATCTTAAATATTTTATTCAAGATGAATTAGGATTAAAGAATAGTAAAAAACCAGAAGTGTTAGTAACGATAAATTCAGGTGATTTAAATTATTTACTTTTATCAGATTGTTTTAATTTTAGCAACCAAATGGAAATATTAAAAAATGCTTTAAAAGATTATAAGCATAAACTAACCTATGAAACCTATGAATGATAAACCTAATTATTATGCTATAATTCCTGCAAGTGTAAGGTACTCTAATTTAAAACCTAATGCAAAATTATTATATGGAGAGATAACTGCATTAAGTGGAAAATTAGGGTACTGTTATGCAACTAATAATTACTTTGCAGAATTGTATGGAGTTAGTAAAAACACTATTAGCAGCTGGATTAGTGATTTAAAAAAATTAGAATTTATAACTGTAGTTGTAGAAAGAAACTCTAATAAACAAATAATAAAAAGATGTATAGGTATCACGAAAAAGATGGATAGCCCTATACACGAAAAGATGAAAGGTAATAATACAAGTATTAATAATACAAGTAATATAAATATAACCAAAGAAAAATTTATTGCTGAGGTTATGACTTTTGATTATCCAAAAGAGATGTTAGAAGATTTCATAAACTATTGGACAGAAGGAAAAAAGAAAATGAGATACCAAAAACAAATTACATTTGAAATTAAATTAAGATTATTGCGTTGGTCAAAAAATCAAAATAAGTGGGATAAAACTAAAGGTAAGAAAATGAGTAAATTAGATTCACAAATTAATGCTTGGCAACAAGCAAAAAAATTAATATAATATGGAAATAAAAAATTATGAAATAGAAGATATATATGAATGGGATAACCCTAAATACTGTGACGCTTTTCTAAGTTATGCAGAAGATAAGGATGGTAATGTATTATGTGGAAAACAGTTAGATAAATGGCAAGAAGAAAACCCTGAAAAATTTAGAGAAATATTAGAAGAATATATAAGATGAAACCATTAAAGCAAGAAAACTTACAAGAATTAACAAAGAGAGTATTAGACCTGGTGGCTAAAACATCTGTAGAAATAGGACATAATACGGACCCACAAACATTAGCAAGTTTAAGTAAAATCTTTGCAAATGATTTAATTATAGAGAAAAGGTTTGGTAATTTAACATTTAACCAAGTTGAAGATGCGTTTAGAATAGGTGTAAGATTTGGAAAAGATGAACCTTTTTTAAATATAAGAACATTTTATAAATGGGTATATCATCATAAAAAAGAACGAGTAGATGCGGCATATTACGAGGTGCATACTTTAAATAAGAATCCAAAGGAAGTACCATTTTATCAACCACCAATAAACTTAATATCATGAAAACAATAACAATCAAAGAGCAAGAAGTAAAATCTCAATCAGATGCAGTATTATGGCATTTAAAACACTATGGAAGTATTACAAGTTATGAAGCTATAAGAGAATATGGTGCAACAAGATTATCTGCAATTATTTTTAATCACAGAAAAAATGGTTACAGTATAGATAGTGTGCCATTGCAGAAAAAAACTAGATTTGGTAAAACTACAACTATATCTAAATATATTTATACAAAACCTTTTAAAGCAGGATATAATATTAATATGTCTTGTCAATTACCAAAAGAATAATGGATTATATGACACCTATTAAAACAGTAAATAGTTTAAGTGGCGGTAAAACATCTAGCTATATAGCAGTTAATTACCCTGCTGATTATAACGTATTTAGTTTAGTTAGAACTAATGATAAAATTTGTGAATATCCTGACAAAAAAGTAAGGCAAATTGTATCAGATTTAATTGGTTGTGAATTTGTAGGCACAACTGAACAAGACAATATAATAAAAATAATGCTTGACTTATCAGAAAAAATAGATGTTACTTGGGTAACAGGAAAACCTTTTGAAGATATAATTAATGGTGATTGGAATAAAGGAAAGAATGGAAGTCATTATCTACCTAATGTTATGGTAAGATATTGTACAACTCATTTAAAAATGAAGCCCATATTTGAATGGTGGCAAAAAGAATTAAATGAAGTTTGTGAAATGAGAATAGGATTTAGAAAAGGAGAAGAAAAAAGAGCAAATAGGATGTTGGATAAACTTACTGAAGACGGAACTGAAGAAATAAAAATAGTTGTAGGTAAGCACGATAACGGAAATAACAAATGGGGTTTAGTTGAATGGAGAATACCAAAATTTCCTTTGATTGAAGACGGATTGAAAGCAATAGATATTGAAAATTATTGGAATAAAAATAAGGGGGTGGGATTTGAAAAAGGATATTACAATAATTGCGTAGGTTGTTTTCACAGAAGTCCTTTGTTTCTAAATAAAATGAGCCAAGAGCATAAGAATAAAATGGAATGGTTCGCAAGAATTGAAGAAGAAAATTCCCCTAATACATTTCGTAAAGACGTTACATATAGACAAATAATGGATTGGAATATGCAAACTGAATTATCTTTTGATGATTTTAACGATTGTGATAGTGGATATTGTGGATTATGAAAAGTATAAGCAAATTAAAAAAAGAACTAGACAAATGGTTTAGTTTGTATATAAGATTACGTGAAGCAACTAATGAGGGTATAGTTCAATGTTTCACTTGTGGTAAAGTAGGACACTATAAAAAAGGTGGTATGCAATGCGGACATTTTCAAAGTCGCAGACATCATGCTACAAGGTGGAATGAATGGAATTGTCAAGTCCAATGTGTACGTTGTAATATGTTTTCAGGTTCAGGTGAACAATGGAAGTTCGGTATGAATTTAAATGCAAAGTATGGTGATGGTACTGCTAATGAACTACAATTTTTAGCACAAACAACTATAAAGAAAATGAGAATAGAATATGAAGAAGATATACGTTATTATAAATCTATTGTTGAAAACTTAAAAAAAGAAAAAGGATTGGAGTGATAATTTTTATATATTTGGCATATGAGTAAAATCATTTATGCAAATAAAAAGCATCAGATAATAATAGAACAATATATAATGATGCTTAAAGAATTTTCTAGAGATGTTGCTAATGATACAAGATGGAAGAATTATAAAGAGATATTTGAAATAGTGATAGAATACCATAACAATTATGGAAATAGTGCAAGAGAAAATAACTATTGGGATTGGCTAATGATATTGCCAATTAATTTAGCAGTAATGACAAATGGTTTTTTAGCAGGTATAGAAACTAAAGGCAACAAAACAATAGTTAATTCGTATAAGCTGCTTTTAAATGAAATGTTGCAAGACGTTGTAGATAAGTTAGAAAAGATAGAACCTGTCAATGAATGAGATATATAAAATAGTATCTGAATTATCTACTAAATTTAAAGCAATGGCTTATGGAATTAGTAAAGATAAGAATGATATAAATAATGCGGTGCAGGAACTTATGTTATATTTTCTTCAAATGAACCCAGAAACATTAAAGAATATATATGAAAAGGATGGTAAACAAGGTATATTAAGATATGGAGCAGTAGCTTTAAGACGTGCATTAACAAGCACTAGAAGTTCTTTTTATTATAAGTATAAAAAGTATTATACTAATTTAAAAACAATGACCTACAAAGCTTCATCAACTCAAAACAATTTTCACAAAAGTATATATAATATTCCTCAAGAAGTAGAGATAGACCATCAATGGGAGAAGTTAGAATTAATAGATAAGGAGTTAGAAAAGTTACATTGGTACGATAAGCAGGTGTTTGAATTATACTATTATGAGGGTAATACTTTAGACAGTTTAGCAGAAGAAACAAAGATAAGTAGGAATAGTTTATTTACGACAATAGATAAAGTAAGAGATATATTAAAAAAGGAATTAAATGATTAAAGAAGATTTGATAGTTATATATCCAAGTTAATATGAATAAGTTTTTTACATCTGATGAAGTGTATAATGACAGGTTAGCTATATGTAAAGAATGTATTTATTATTATAAACCAACAGGTCAATGTAAAAGGTGTTTATGTTTTATGAAGATAAAAGCAAGAATAGCACCAATGGCGTGTCCAGAAAAGTATTGGAATAAAACAACAACAATAGAAGTACCTAAAGGATTACCAGAAGAATTGATAGAAGAAGTGATTAAAGTATATCCAGATATAAAAAATGGAAGAGCAAAGAATCAAGAGGTTAAGCGTAAAGCAATAGAATTATATAATACAATATACGCAACTAATTATAGCACAGGAACTAATTGCAGCAGTTGTTTAAGTAGTGTATTAAATGGAATAAAAGATATATATAACAAGTATGGGGGGTAATAGTCAACATTTTTCTTTTTTTATTGTTATTCTCTTTGTCGTGAGATTATTACCCTCCATATTTAAAAATTGAAATTTATGTGTATAATAGCAATGATTGTTTTATTCTATATAGTAAGTTATTTAATATTTATCAGCTTTATAGAATATAAAGACACGCAACATCAAAACAAAAAACTAAAAGAAAATTTAAATAAATTTGATAATGAAAAAAACACCAATACCTGAATATTATATAGGTAAAAAATATAAGTACGAAGCCAGAAAAGTAGTAGAGGATTTTCAACCTAACAACTACAATCTTGGAACTGCAATTACTTATTTACTTAGAGCAGGAAAGAAAGCAGGAAACCCTATGGTACAAGACATAAGAAAAGCAATCAACCATTTACATTTCGAATTAGATAGAATACACAATGACACTATATAAATGCGAATGTGGTAAAGAAGAAAAGGAAATAAGTAAAGCAACTATTGTATATAGAGATGGGAATTGGGTTGCTAAAGAAGCAATGTGTGGATGTGGTAAGTATATGGATAGTGAACCAGCAGAAGGTATGCCTAACTTAATAAGAACTGAACCATCATTAAGTAAGCATCATGATAAATTATGGGATGGTGCAAAAGAAAAACTATGTGGTGAACGTGGAATAAATGAAGATTTTAATTAATGGATAGAAAGAAAAGAACAAAAAGACAAAAAGCTTTATTAAGGAAAAAGATAGTAGAATACTATTTTAATAATTCACATCATAACGCTTATAAAGTTATGGAAGAAAAGTTTAATGTTGATGAAGGAACTATTAGAAAAGCATTAACAGATGAATTAAACAGAAGATTTACTAAAGCACAAGAGGTAAGAAATAAATAACCATAAATTCTATTATATACTATGAAACAACAAGTTAAGTTATACAAAATAAAAGGAAACCCTGATAATCCTAGAATCATAAAAAATGATAAATTCAAAAAGCTAGTAAAGTCTATACAAGAATTTCCTGAGATGCTAAAGTTAAGACCAATAGTAGTAGATGAGGATATGATGGTGTTAGGTGGTAATATGAGATTAAAAGCAAGTAAAGACGCAGGATTAAAAGAAGTATGGATAGAAATAGCTGAAGGACTTACTGAAGAACAAAAGAAAGAATTTATAGTAAAAGACAATGTAGGATTTGGAGAATGGGAATGGGATATGTTAGCAAATGAATGGGATAGTGTTCAACTTGCTGAATGGGGTTTAGATGTATGGGAAAACCTAGACGATAAAGAACCAGAAGCAGGATTAATAGATGATGATGAAATACCTGAAGTAAAAGAAAGCAAAGTAAAGCGTGGAGATATTTGGCAATTAGGAGAACACCGATTAATGTGTGGAGATAGTACAAGCTCAGATGATGTTGCTAAATTAATGAATGGAGAGAAAGCTGATATGGTATTTACAGACCCTCCTTATAATTTATCTTTTAAAGGAAGTATGAGTAATACAACAAAAGATGGAGTTATGATAAAGCATAAAGGAGCTAACCAAAAGCATAATGAAATAAACAATGATAAAATGTCAAAAGATGATTTTTACAACTTTATTTTAGATATGTTAAAAGAAATAAAAACAAACTGTAAAGGAGCTTTTTATATTTGTTTTGGAAGTCAGACATTAAACCAACTACTTCAACCTTTTTTAGATTTAGGAATGGAATATAAAAGCATAATTATATGGAAAAAAAATCAAGCGACTTTAAGTGGTAAAGATTACAAAGGAAGATATGAGCCAATAATTTATGGAAGATTTAACAATGAATTTTATGCTGAAAGATATAAGCAAGAGGATATATGGGAGTATCAGAGAACCTTAAAAAATGACTTACACCCAACTATGAAACCTATACCTTTAATTGAAAATGCTATTAAAAATTCAAGTAAATCAAATATGAAAGTACTTGATTTATTTCTCGGAAGTGGCTCAACACTAATAGCAGCAGAAAAACTAAATAGAAAATGTTACGGAATGGAATTAGATGAAAAGTATTGTGATGTAATAATAGAAAGATGGGAACAATTTACAGGACAAAAAGCAATAAAGAATGGAACAAAATAGAACAAAGATTAACAAAGAGAGATTATTAAAAGC